ACCAATGTTTGGATTTCTCCTTCGCCAAATGCAAGGCCTCCTATAAACAAGCTCATGGTGAATCCGATCCCCGTCAACAATGCTAATCCGTAATATTGGCGCCATGAAACATCGTCAGGTATTGAGCACAGATTGAGTAGTGTACCCAAAAGAGTGAAGGCCATAACCCCAATTTGTTTTCCAAAAAATAAACCAAGAGCTATACCTAAAGTTACCGGTTCAGCGAATAGGTCCAGAGATAGCCCTTTGAAAGAAACACCAGCGTTGGCCAGGGCGAATATTGGTAGTATCAGAAAGGCAACCCAAACGTGCAAACTATGTTCGAGTTTATATAAAGGACTATCCTCGCTATTTCCTGACTTTGATGGAATGAAAAAGGCGACTAATACTCCTGCCAAAGTGGCGTGGAGACCAGATTTGAGTATACACACCCAGAGAATTAACCCGAGGCATATATAGGGAGATAATTTTGTGACATGTTTTTTGTTTAAAATTAGCAATCCCGACAACGCCACAGCCCCAAGGGCTAGTGGGAGGAAAGCGAGTTCTTCTGTGTAGAACATAGCAATGATCAGAATTGCAGCAAGATCATCAATGATAGCTATTGAAACCAAGGTTAATTTTAAGGATTCTGGGACCCGGCTTCCTAACAACGTTATGATACCAAGGGCAAAAGCGATATCTGTGGCGGCAGGGATTGCCCATCCTCGGATAGTGACAGGATCTCCTATGTTGAAAGAGGTGTATATAAGTGCCGGTAAAATCAGTCCTCCTAACGCTGCTATAGCAGGCAGACTGATCTGTTTTCTGCTAGATAGTTGCCCGTCTAATACCTCTCGCTTTATTTCTAGGCTCACAAGCAAGAAAAATATAGCCATTAGACCATCGTTTATCCAATGGTGCAGATCTTTATCGATATAGAAGTTCCCTATCTGGATCAGAATTTTGGCCGACAGAATATCTTCATATGAGGTGTGCAGAGGGGAATTCTTAATCAATATCGCTGCTGCTGCTGCTATGACAAGTAATATTCCTCCTGCTGAGGCAAGATGGAAGAATTCCCTAAGCATTTTAACGGGCATATTTAGCCACCATTTCCATTGAAATTTTATAATAAGTAATCCTACCTAACCTAAAGGTAGATATCCTGTATTATTTTCCTCTTCTTCTAGTGTATTTAATAATTACTTTACAGCAAACGTGAGTTTTAAATATCTTGTCTACGAAATAACAGATTTGGATGGAGATCCTCTAACTTCTGATGATGAACCTGATTTAATATATGAATGACCGTTACTCTTGATAAACTTCAAGAGATGTGGGAAAGAGATTCAGATATAGACCGAGACAATCTACATGAAGAATCATTGAAGATCCCATCTCTTCATGCAAAATACTTTGAGTTATATAATACAATATTCCTCTTAAGAAAAAAGGCTGAACAACAGCGTAAGAATATCCGTCATGAACGGTATGAATATTTCTCTGGTAAGGCGGACCCAGAAGTCTATGTAGAGAATCCTTTTCCAAAGAAGATTAGAGATAAAGATACAATGACAAAGTATCTGGATGCTGATGAGAAACTTTCTAATACATCTCTTAAGATAGATTACTATGACACCATGTTAGTATATCTTGAAAGTATCCTTAAGGTAATACAGAATAGAACATATCAGATAAAAAATGCAATTGAGTTTATGAGATTCCAATCTGGATTGGGGTGAATAAATACTCATAGATGTATGGGTTCCCTTGATCAATACACATAATGCTGATGTTGTTATAGGAAAACTGAATGAGGTTAATCTTCAGATAAGAGCAGAACCTCATATTTTTATGGAATTGAGTGACTACTTTACCTTTGAGGTTGAGGGTTATAAATTTATGCCTCAATACCGTAACAAGTATTGGGATGGAAAGATTCGTTTATTCTCAACAGCCAATGGACAAATCTATGTTGGTCTGTTAGATAAGATTGTCAGTTTTTGTGATAGGCACGGATATACTTATTTCTTTGAAGAGAACAAATATTTTGGACAACCATTTGAAGTTAATGATTTAATTTCTTATGAAGGTGTTAAACAATATATGACCTCAATTTCTAGACATAAACCTAGAGATTATCAAATTGAGGGAGTATACGATGCATTGCGACATAATAGAAGGCTATTGATATCTCCCACTGCATCTGGCAAATCGTTGATGATTTATTCTCTAGTAAGATACTACACAGATAGGCACGAAAAAATATTGTTAGTTGTTCCCACGACATCTCTTGTAGAGCAGATGTACAAGGATTTTCAGGATTATGGTTGGGATTCTGAGTCATATTGCCACCGTATCTATGCAGGAAAAGAAAAGGAAACTGATAAACCAATAGTCATAACAACCTGGCAATCTATCTATAAGTTAGATAGGAAATGGTTTGAGAAGTTTGGTGTTGTAATTGGAGATGAAGCCCATCAGTTCAAGTCTAAATCTCTTATTCAGATCATGACTAAGTTACATACTGCTAAACATAGATTTGGATTCACGGGAACTTTAGATGGCACACAGACGCATAAATGGGTCTTAGAGGGACTGTTTGGACCATCATATAAGATCGTTAGAACAAAGGAATTGCAAGAGAAAGGTTATCTTTCTAAGTTAGATATTACTTGTTTAGTACTCAAACATCCTCCACAAAAGTTTGATGTGTATGAAGATGAAATTCAATATTTAATATCACATACACAAAGAAATGATTTCATTAGTAAATTGACTTTAGATTTAAAAGGTAATACACTGGTGTTATATAGCCGAGTGGAAACACATGGTGCAATACTTTTTGAAAAGATAAATAGTTTCAAGCGAGGTGACCGAAAGGTATTCTTTATCCATGGTGGAGTGGATGCAGAAGAAAGAGAAAAAGTAAGAGAAATTACCGAAAAAGAAAACAATGCGGTAATCGTTGCATCTTACGGGACATTCTCAACTGGTATAAACATTAGAAATTTACATAATGTAATTTTTGCTTCACCAAGTAAATCAAGAATAAGAAATTTACAATCTATAGGGAGAGTACTCAGGAAAGGAAAAAACAAAATCAAAGCAATGCTTTTTGATATAGCCGATGACTGTACTCGTAACTCTAAAAAGAATTATACTTTAAATCATTTCATTGAACGAATTAAGATTTACAACTCAGAAAATTTTAATTATGACATAATCACTATACAGTTAAAGAAAGATGGGGATTGAAGACGATTTTTACGGAACAATTAAATTTAAAAACGGTGAAGAGATATTTGCCAAAGTAGCTGCTAGTGAAGAAGAAACTAGAACTTTTTTATTAGTTAGTAATCCTATTATGGTTTTTGAAGTTAAGAAAAGAGATGGAACCGTATGTGGATATAAAGTGGAACCATGGCTTAAAACGACCAATGAAGATATGTTTGTTGTAAATATGGATGATGTATTGACTTTAAGTGAATCTTCAGACATTGGAATGATTAATATGTATCAGTCTTTTGTAAGACAATCATGTGATCCAACAGGTAATCCATTTAATAGTAATAGTAATAATCATTCTAAACTTAATAGAGATATGGGATATATCTCTTCTGTATCAGATGCTAAAGATATCTTAGAGAAGATATTTAAAAAGAGCTAAACCCATTTCATCAACCTCCACAAAGGTATTCTACTTGGTTTTTAAAACTTGTCAAGTATTCTTTAAAATGTTATAATATCTACATAATGAGTTAGAGATATATGGCAGTTCAACCAGGTATGACTAAAAGGAAAAGATCTGAACATTACGTCAACAATAAAGAGTTTCTAGCTGCAATTATTGTTCATAGAGATAATGTAGCATTAGCAAAAGCACGAGATGAACCTAAACCTAGGATTTCTAATTATCTTGGTTCTTGTTTTTTAAAGATTGCTACACACTTATCTTTTAAACCAAACTTTGTTAATTATATGTTTAAAGAGGATATGATCTCTGACGGCATTGAGAATTGTGTTCAGTACATACATAACTTTGATCCAGAGAAATCCCAAAATCCCTTTGCTTATTTCACTCAAATTATTCATTATGCTTTTTTGAGACGTATTCAGAAAGAAAAGAAGCAACTTGAGATTAAAAATAAAATTCTTGAAAGGTCAGGATATAGTGAAGTCTTTGATGATAACAATACACTTGACGGGAGTAATTACTCAGACTATAATCAAATTAAGGATGCTGTACATGCAAAGCTTCGTAATCAATGAAAGTTGCTATTATCACAGATCAGCACTTTGGGTGTAGGAAGAATTCTAAATTCTTTCATAATTATTTTCTAAAGTTTTATAATGATATATTCTTTCCTACATTACAGAAGGAAGGTATTACGACAATCGTTGATATGGGTGATACCTTTGATAGTCGCAAAGGTATTGATTTTTCTGCATTATCATGGGCTAAAGACAATTACTATGATCGTCTCTCAGAGATGGGATGTACTATTCATACAATTGTCGGAAACCATACTGCATACTACAAAAATACCAATGATGTAAATGCTGTTGATTTATTGCTTCGTGAGTATGATAATGTAACTGTCTATTCTGAAGCAACTGAAATTAAATTAGGAGATCTTAATGTCCTTATGATTCCATGGATCAATAATGACAATGAAGAAAAAACTCTTAAGTTAATGAAGAAGTCAAAATGTCCTTGTGTAATGGGCCATCTTGAATTAAAAGGATTCAGGATCCATAGAGGATATGTCATGGAGACTGGTACTGAGGTTAGTCATTTTGATAAATTTGACAAAGTTTACTCAGGGCATTATCATACTAGATCTGATAATGGAACAGTCTACTATCTAGGAAATCCTTATGAGATGTTCTGGAATGACTATAATGATACTCGTGGTTTCCATATCTTTGATACAGAAACACTAGAGCATACTCCAATTAATAATCCTTATACGATGTTTAAAATCATCAATTATGAGGATACAAATTATCAGACCTTTGATACCAGAGATTGTGAGGACAAAATCGTAAAGGTTATTGTTCGTAAAAAATCTGATTTGAAGAAGTTTGAGAAATTTATTGATAAACTTTATTCTTCTAATATTGCAGAACTAAAGGTTGTTGAAAATTTCCAAGTCCAAGCTAATGAGGATTTTGAAGCATTTGAATCTGAGGATACACTCTCTATCCTTAATAGATATATTGAGGAGGCTGAAGTAAATCTTGATAAAACAATTGCTCAGAAAATGATGCAAGAGGTATATCAAGAGGCATGCGAAATGATCTAGTATGTTTATACTGACTATAGATGGGAAGGAGAATGATGGAGCATATTCTGTAAAGGATGATGAGGGAGAGCATATTCTTTTTATTTTTGAAGAGGAAGACGACGCAGTAAGATATGCAATGATGTTGGAGGATCAGAAAGGATTTCCAGAAATGCATATTATTGAAATTGATGGAGAGTTGATGTTGAGGACTTGTGAAAAGCATGGGTATCAGTATACCGTAATAACTAAAAATGACTTTGTAATACCACCAGAACATCATGATTACGTTTCATAAGATTCGCTGGAAGAATTTTCTTTCTACTGGGAATCACTATACTGAGATTGATTTTGAAAAGACCTCAACAACATTGATTGTTGGGTCAAATGGTGCTGGGAAGAGTACGGTATTAGATGCATTGACATTTGGTTTGTTTAGT